TACCCCTTCCGAGTCCGTCGCCAACGGTTCGGCGGAGCTGGCTGCGGTCTGGTCGATGGCCGGGGCTTCGTGCTGGCCATCGGTGGTCTGGTCGGTCGGTTCGGACATTGCTGCCTCCAAGGTGGTGGGTGTTGTATGTGCGGTAATAGGTGCAGCCGGGCCGGGTATCCCCCAACCCGGCCGCACCCGTTATAAAACTGTGACCTACGGGGTCAGTTCCAGGATCGCGTGCGCACCCGGCACGGTCACCTTGAACGCCTTCCGGGCACGGAACAGCATCAGCACCTCGTCCGTCAGGATCGACGCCGAACTGTCGATGTAGGTCTCGGTGTTCGACCGGTCACCACGCATCAGGAAGTTCGGGTTCACCAGGCACGCCAAGGGGTTGCCGACCGGGGAGAACGACGCCACTGCGGTCGCCCGCGCACCCTGGGTCCACTTGATCGGGTAGCCCATGAGCGTCTGCGCCTGACCGGTGTTCGGGTTGGTGTCGAAGATCGGCCGGCCCTGGGTGTCCACGATGTTGCGGACGAGGGCGAGGAACTGCGGCGCCATCCACCACTGCAACGCCGACTGGTCGAACCAGTCCGACGCCTCGACCTTGCTGAGCGTGTTCGACAGCGAAGCGTAGGTGACGCCAGTGCCGGCCGCCGACACCTGGGTGATGTTCGCGCCCGCGGTGTAGCCGGTGTTCGCGTCACCACCACCCGCGGTGGACAGCGCCCGGTACAGGGACGTGAACGGGATCGTGGTCCCGTTCTCCGCGGCCGTCACACCCAGCGCGGCGTTGTCGATGAACTTCGAGTAGGACACGGCCCACTCGGTCTTCTTCACCGTGGTGATGTCGTTGACCGAATCTTCGAGGTCTTCCTTCGCGATCCGGAACGCGGTGCCGAGCTTCCGCGCGGTCAAGGTCACCGAGTCGTTGACACCGGCGTCCTCGGGGAACGCGGAGCCCTTCGCGATGACACCGACGGAGGCGGAGCCGGACCGGGGGAACACCTTGGTGGTGGAGTTCATCGGCATACCGGACAGCTGCTCAATCAGGGACAGCTGGTCGGGGCGCTGGATGGTGGACCCGGAATATTCGACCGGGATCCAAGATTCGAAGGTTTCGCGGGCCATCAGCTCGCCTTTCGCCTAGCCCGCGGCACGACGGCAACGCGGGACGTGTGTACGTCTCGGTGTTGTCGTCGGGAGACCAGCTCAACCGGCGGCGGTACTGCGTGTGCATCAAGGTGAGACCAGCTCAAACCTTGCCGAACCGGCCAGCTAGGTCTGTGACCAGAGACCAGGGTCTCTTATCGCCAGCCGGTTCGTCGTCAAGATATCACAGGCAGCGGCGCTGGCGGTACAGCCGCGCTTCCCTGCTGAAATTCCACCACCGTGGGACGAGCTGCGGTGGGCGTCGCAGAACGTACACCAGCTGCCAGCCGATCATCAGTGGCCGATCGCGGCGTTGAGGGCGCGGTGGATTTTCGCGTCGGACGACGTGTCCTTGCTTTCCTTCCCGTCACCGCCCTTGCCGCCGTCACCGCCGGTCCGGCGACGGGTAGCACCGTTGCCGCCGGCCTTGCCGAACATCGACGGATACAGGTCCTTCAGCTCGTCCACTGCGTCGGTGAGTGAATCCTCCAGGTCGTCCGGGTCGATGTCGTCCAGATCGATCAGCTTGATGGCCCGACGGACGGCTTTGGCCCGTTCGTCCCGGCCTTCGGGAAGGATCAGCCCGGCTGCGACGAGGACAGCTTTCGCTTCGGCGTTGACGGCCCGTTCGGTGCCGCGCTTTTCCGCCTCCACTACGGCCTTCTCGACTTCGGACTTGGTTTTACCGTCGTCCTCAGCTTTGGTGCGGGCCGCGCTCTTGAGGCGCTTGATTTCTGCGCCGCGTCGTTGGAGCTGGCGCTGCATGGCGCGGAATGCTTCCTTGGTCGGCGGTTTGTACTCGTCATCCTTGCCGTCGCCGTCGGAGTCCGAATCGTCATCGTTGTCCGAGTCGGTGTCGTCATCGTCGTCAGAATCAGAGTCGTCGTCTTCCTCGGCGGCGCCCATGACCGGCCACAGGTAGGAGCCGTCCCGCTTCACCGCCAGCGGGTACACGGGCTCGCCCGTCCGTGGGTGGACGATGCTGGGCAGCATCAGGTCCGCGGACGGGTCGAGCAACGTCAGGCCGTTCATCCGTCCAAATCCGATTGAATGCGAGATTCGGTGCGGGCGGCCCACTCGGTCCAGGTTTCCCCAGGCCGGCGCTTGTAGTCCGGCGAGTCGGCGGGGCACCCCGTGTCGTGGCCGTAAGCCCCAGGCCCTTCGATACGCGCACCGCACAACGTGCAATAGCGCGCGCCTTCCAGTAGCCCCATTACTGGGCCGCCGGGGCGTCTACGAGCGCGACCTGCGCTTCGCCGTCGGTGAGCGGCAGCTCGGGCTGGCCGCCGTCGATCAGGTCGGCGGCACGGTTCAGGGCGGTCGCGGCCTTGTTCAGCTCCGCGGCCCGGTCGAGGTGTTCCTGACGGGTCTTCAGCTGGGCGTTGGCGCGCTGACGGAGGTCGGCGGCGGACGCACGTTCATCGTCGGTGACGTTGGTGTCGGGATCGTTGGCCATGATGGTGCCTTTCGGGTTGGTGGGTGCAGGTAGGGACAGAATACTACGGCCGAGGCGTGTTGTGCTGAACCCTTGACGTAGCACCATAATGATGTATTCTAGGTTCATGACCAGCGAAGATATTGAACAGCTCATGGCGGCCCTTGCCGACAACGACTCAGCCCGGCGCGCCGAACTCCGAGCCTCCAGCCGCATCGAACGCAGCATGACCCCGGCCAGCAACACGAACTACCGCGGCCGGCACGCCGTGCAGGGCGCCCAGTTCCTCGGCTACGAAACCGAGGGCCGCCTGCGCCGCAGGATCAGTGCAGCCTTGGCGCTTCACCACGCGTACGGGTGCACCGAGGCTGGCCAGCCTGGTCACGAAACGTGCGGCGATCGGGAATGGTGCTACACCTGCGGCGAAGACACCCCGTATCCGTGCCCAACCCGGATTGCCCTTATGGACTAGCGCTGGTTGCGGCGCTCACGGGCGGCACGGTTCTCGGCCGCCCGTTTCGGGTCGGGCCGCGGCTGGAACTCACCCTTACGGACCGCGGTCTCAGCCTGCCGGATCACCGACTTCGGTGCGCGGTCCAGCGCACCCGGTGTTTCCAGTAGTTGCTTTGCAGCTCGCAGCCGCGCGGTCTCCGACTCAGACGGCAATCGGCGCCCCTGCAACACTGACCGTTTCGCTTCACGTCGTAGCGTGTCCGGGTACGACGGCACGCCCGTCGGGCCAGGCTCATGCCATGACGGTTTCCACAGGGTCAGATGGCAGCGGCACCAGCGGTGCAGCGGCGGCGCTGACACTGGTTCGAGCGGTTTCGAAGTCGAGTAGGTAACGGCCGGGAACGACTGGCCTGGCTTGACGAACAGGCCAGCATGGGCAGTGCAGTGCAGGCACGCGTCCCGTTCTGCGACCCACAGCTTCGACACCCCGGCCTCACGCGCGGCCATCAGCATCCCTGTAGCCGCCGTGCCGAACACGCCCTGGGTGCATTGGGCTTTCACCACGCTGGTGATGACCCGTGAGTCCGCGACCATGTGGGTGAACCCGCCGACTGAATCCAGCGTCTTCGCCAGCCGCATCGACTTGTCGATCCGGTCCCGTATCGCCTGCACCGCGGCCACAGCGCCGGGGCGATGGTTGATCGACGGGACCGCCGGAACATCCTCACCGTGGCCGTCCAGCAGCACGGCAGCGTGGTCCAGGGTGATGCTGAACGCTTCCTGAGCCGCCGTGATCAGCGGCCCGGTCACGTCGATCGGCAGGGCACTGAGCGCGGCGGCGAACGCCTCACCGATGACCTTCGCCTTCGCCGGGTCTGTCGGCTGCGCGCGGAGTGAACCGAACGCGGCGATCCACGCCGTAGCAGCAGCTTCCGCTGCGGCCTTCAACGCTGCGTCCAGCGGCCCCGTCAGATCACCAGCGACCGACCGTTCGAGCTGCAACAGCCGGTCGGAGAACGCCAGGTCGGCGTCAGCCTGCGTTCGCATCGCCTAACACCAGGTCGATCAACTCCTGCACGACCGGGCCGAGCTGGTCATCCGTGCCGACACCGAGGCCGGCAGCGGTGGACAGGGCGGCGAGGGCTTGCCCGGCGGCGGCGATCATCGCGATACGGTCCGTCCCAGACGCGGCCACATAGTCGGCGTCGGGCACACCCCACTGGTCCAGCTGCAACGGGGTGTAGCCCAGTTCGAGTAGAACCTGCCGGAGCGGCACGCCGAGCGCGACCTTCTCCGCGGCGGTGTCGAGGGCGTCTTTGGAGTCCACGATCCCGGTGGAGGCCCACTGCAACGACACGGCCAGGTCGGGGTTGTTGGTGATCAGGCGCACGATGTCGGTGAGCATGTCAGCGAGGGTGCCGGAGATTTGGAGCCGTATCTTCCCGGCCTTCCGGGCTTCGGGGGCGTCAGCGGCGCGGCGGGATTCACCGGACGCGATGTCGCCGCCGAGCTGGTTGAAAGCCTGAATCGACGTGCCGGTGACCATGGACATGATGTCGATGTACTTGTCGATCGATTCGAGCCAGTTCGACGCCGGGGCGGCGGAGAACTCGCCTACGTTGGTGACACCGCGGAGCATCGCGATCGACCCGGGTTCGGCGCGGAGACCGGACTCACTGGGCCGGTCCATCGCCTCGTACCGGCCGGTCTGGTCCGGTCCGGGCACGTCCGGTACTGGGGTCACGGGGTCGTGGTAGTAGTCGGCGTCGAAGTCGTCCACGTCGGACGTGTCGCCCTGGGCTTCCATCAGCGCCCACCGTTGCGGTGCGACGGTGAAGTCCATGTTCGTCAGGTGGCTGATGGCGAGCTTGTTGATCGCGTCCTGCGGGCCGTAGGCGTTGATGTGCACGGGTTTGCCGTAGGGCCGGCCGCCGGCGGACAGGTGGTAGCACGGGAAGAACGACAGGCCCGTGTCAACGACGTGATCGCTGTCCTCGTCACCCAGGTAGGGCTGGTATTCGTTCGCGGCCCACCCGGTTGAAGAACCCCCGGTCGTGATGAACCGCTCTTCCCGGGAGAACTCGTTGTCAGCGTCCGGCGGGTAGAACAGGGTCGCCCGCCACACCGGCACCGCGGTCCCGTCAGTGTTCTTCACCTGCGTCCGCCACCGCTTCAGGTAGAACGCCGGCAGTCGCGGGTTGTCGAACTGGTACACCATCCGCCCGGTCAGGGGCGAGTTGTAGAACACGTCGATGGTGGTGTCGCCTGGCTCGCCCTCGGCTGGGGCGTCGATGTCGAGGACGAAGTAGGCGTCGCCGAACTCGCATGCGCGGAGGATCGCGTTGGGCAGTTCGAGGTCCATCCGGTTCGCTTCCAGCACCCCGTCCAGGGATGCTTGGGCTTGGTCGAGCGCCGTCTGCGCGCCGGGGCCGGTGACGGTAGCCGCGGCCAGCTCGATCCGGTCAGCGACCGCCAGGACCGGGGTTTGCGCGAAGTTCAGACGGAGCTTCTGCAACTGCCGGCCGAACAGGCGCCGCATCCGGTCGGATGAGAACAGCTCGTCAGTGGAGCCTTCGAAGTAGTCGCCGGCTTCCTGGTAGTCCGGGGTCGCCGCCTTCAACGCTTCGAGGCCCCGGGTCAGGTCGGCGTTCTGCACCATGACCGGATCGTACAGGGCTACGGGGTGTTCGGCTCGTAGCCGGTGCAGTGGTCGCAGTCGGTGCAGTCCGCGTAGTCGGGTGGCCCACCGAGCCGGTAGCCGACGTGAAGCGTGGCGGGACA